AAGTCAATATTGACGATGTACTCAATACTGATATCGGACAGCCTATTCGAGTTCGCGCCCCTGGGATGGTTCAACCCTTTACAGTACCCTTCGCTGGTAAAGAGGCTTTCCCTGTTCTTGGATACCTTGATGAAGCAAAAGAGAATAGGACTGGTGTGTCTAAAGCCTCTGCTGGCTTAAATGCAGATGCTTTACAATCAAGCACCAGTGCAGCTGTGTCCGCTACCATGTCAGGAGCGCAAGGCCGAATAGAAATTATTTGCAGACATTTTGCCGAGGGTGGACTCAAACAACTCTTTAAAATTACTAATAACTTAATTATCAAACATCAAAATGCACAAGATGTCTTTAGACTTGAAGGTCAATTTATTCCTGTTGATCCTAGATACTGGGAATCAGATAAAGACATGGTGGTGAATGTAGCTATCTCTAAATCTTCAGACGAAGAGAAGTTTGCAATCCTTGCACAGCTTGCAGGTAAACAAGAACAAATCATGCAAACTCTTGGGCCAAGCAATCCATTGGTATCCATGCAACAGTATTCAAATACTTTGACACGCATGATAGAACTTGCTGGATTTAAAGATCCACAAGCGTTTATTAATACGCAAGTACCACCTATGCCACCCGCGCCCCCAGAGCAACAACAACCTGATGCAGCGCAAATGTTAGCTCAAGCAGAAGCTATGAAAGCACAGAACCAAGCGCAGAAAGCTATCATTGATGCTGAGACTGATCGCATGAAAATTATCATGGATGATGACAGACAGCGTGATGAGACAGAAGCACAAATTAGACTAAAAGCAGCAGAATTAACCGCTAAATACGGAGCGCAAGTCAACATAGCAGAAATCAATGCTATCATGGAGCGTGACAGAGAAAACATTAGGCAAACTGCAAAGGATCAAGCTCAAGGACTATTTACTGGCAATGGCAATCAAGTTATATAACCTAGAAGTGTTAGTTGACGACCTAGTTTATGTCGGTAGTGATATTAGAGCCAAAAGCCAAGAAGATGCAGTAAGAATACTTGGTATTATATCTGGCGGTGAAGTAACCGAGGATTCAGAAGTATTAAGCTGTGAGGAGAAAACTTTACACTAATGGCTATTACATACAGAGGCGAAAGGTTTAGCGGTTATAACAAACCTAAACGTACGCCTGGTAAAAGTAAAAAATTTGCAGTTTTAGCTAAAGTTGGAGATACCATTAAACTTATTCGCTTTGGTGATCCCAATATGACAATTAAGAAAAGCAATCCAGCTAGAAGAAAATCTTTTCGTGCTAGGCATAGATGCGACACTAATCCGCCTAGTAAATTAACCGCAAGATATTGGTCTTGCAAAATGTGGTAAGGAGATAGGTATGTCACTATATGATAATATAAACAAACGGAAAAAAGCTGGTACAAGTAGAAGCAAAAAAAATTCTACAATTAGTTCAAAGGCTTTTGCAGCAATGAAGGCTGGATTTCCTAAAAAGAAAACCAAAAAGAAAAATAAAAAATAACGGAGATAAATTATGCCAGGATATCATTCAAGACCTAAAAAGAAAAAATCTAAAGGTAAGAAAAAAAGTAAATGAATAAAACAGTCAAAGCTCCAAAAGGCTATCATTTTATGAAGGTTGGTAAAAGCTATAAACTTATGAAGAACAATGGAAAGTTTGTACCGCATAAAGGAGCATCAACCTCTGCTAAGTTTAAAGTTACAAAAACACATAAATAAGGATAAAAAAAATAAGTGCGACCATCCTCGGCAAAAGCCAAGGGTCGAAAACTACAGCAATGGGTTGTTGATAAACTCGTTGCTTTACTTGGTTTTGATCCTGAAGATTTAGAATCAAGACCTATGGGATCTTCTGGCGAAGATGTCATTATGGGCGTTCAATCACGCAAACAATTCCCTTATTCCATCGAATGTAAAAACCAACAAGCAGTTAATGTTTGGAAGGCTTATGAACAGTCTTGTACTAACTGTAAAGATTACGAACCTTTGGTTATAATAAAGCGAAACAATACTAAACCATTGGCATTAGTCGATGCAGAGTATTTTATTAAACTACACAGGAAAAACGATGAGTAATGAGGTTTGGGATTATAAAGGAATGTTTTGGGATGATGTTAATAAAAGATTTTACAGATGGCATGAATTAAAACTCTTGTTACAAGAGAGAGAACTAAAAAAAGATGGAACAAGAACCGAAAATAGAGATACATCAACATCAGAATAAAACTTGGTATAACTTAGCCGAGGGTTTTGATAAGTGGCGAGTCTTTCCTAGATTGCTCATTACTTTATATGGTTATGCTTTCTATAAAACTACTGAATGGTTCATGACCTTACCTGATCCAACTAATGCTCAATCAGCATTTGTTTCTGTTATTGTGGGCGCAGGTGCTGCATGGTTTGGTTTGTATGTTGGCGGTTCACCTAAAAGATAATGACCGAAGCAAAAGTCAATGACAGGACTACCTTTAATATTTCTATTAGTTATCTAATACAAATTATTCTTGCTATTGCCGCTTTTGTTTATGGTTATGCTTCTATCAGTGAACACATAGAAAAAAATGACACAGAAATAAAAAATTTAAGAGCCAACCAAAATACATATATTTTTCCTGATATTAGGATGTTAGAACAAAAGGTAATAGTCTTGGAAAAAGAAGTGTTAGTTTTACAAAAAGAAATAGAGTTTTATAAAAAAGAAATTCAAGGCATCAAAAAAGGCACTGAAAATGATTAAACAAATAGCAAAAGATTTTTTTATTAAATGGCAACAGGCTTGTTATGTTTGCGTTCCTATGATGGTACAAGGCAACTTATTTGCTCTTACATTTGACCATTGGATTAAAGCAAACAAAACAGGAATTATTGCAGGTTTTGGAGCTGTCTTACTTGGCTATACTGTTCTTAAAAAATACAAAGATAAGAAATGGTTTCATGGAGTAACAATTGCAACAGCTTGTTTTGTTGGTGATTTGATGGTTCATCCATCTCACTTTGCTGGTGTATTTGGCGAAGCTGCATTAACAGCTATAGCATCTGGACTCCTTGCCACTTACTTTGTTTACAAGCCAATTAAATTAAAATGATAGACAAACTTATAGAACCCGTCACTCACATATTAGATAAATTTGTTGCTGACAAAGATCTAAAAGCTAAGTTAGATCACGAAATCAAAACACAGTTTCATAAGATTGATCTTGCACAAATAGAAGTCAACAAAGTAGAAGCATCACATAGATCTATTTTTGTAGCTGGTTGGAGGCCTTGTTGCGGATGGATATGCGCTATTGCACTTGGTTATCACTTTGTTTTACAACCTATCATCTTATTTGTTTTATCTTTGTATGACTTGCAATATCAACTGCCAGAGTTTGACATGGGTGCATTACTTTATGTTTTAGGCGGTATGTTAGGTCTTGGTGGGTTAAGAAGTTATGAAAAGTCAAAAGGTTTGACCAAATGAGTAATTGGAAGAATTTTAAGCTAGATGAGTTTAAATGTAAGCATTGTGGTGAAAATGAGATTGAATATGAGCTTATAGATAAGCTACAATTACTTAGAGAGGACTTAGGTTTTCCATTTATTATTTCTTCTGGTTATCGATGTGAACATCATCCAATAGAAAAAAAGAAAAGTAAGCCAGGCACTCACAATTTAGGGATTGCAGTCGATATAGCCTGTAGTCACAAAGAAGCATTACAAATAGTATCCGCAGCAGAAGGTTACGGATTCACAGGAATTGGAGTTAATCAAAAAGGCAATGGAAGATTTATACACCTCGATATCGCTAAAGCTACGCATGATCGTCCAAGGCCTCATATCTGGAGCTATTGATTTCTAATGGGTGATATGGAACTGATTTTGGATATCATCATTCCACTGGTAATCATTCCAATCTTTTACTTTATTAAAAGTCATGGTTCAGAAATACAAAGACAAGGTATTTTGATCAATAAAACTCGAGAAGAGATTGCAAAAGAATATGTCAGCAAAAAAGACTTTAGTATTGAGTTAGAAAGAATTTTCGACAAATTAGACAAACTTGATGCTAAAATAGATAAACTAATAACTGAATAATTATGGCAATTTTTTTAGACCCAGAGCTACGAGAAATACTAAGAAATCAAATGAAGTTTGATAGTGGAACAAATTTAGCTGGTCAAGGTGGCGGTGGAATATTAGGTCGATTAAGAAATCAGGCTAAACAAAAAACAGATCCAACATATTCATCTGGCTTTAACTACGCACAACAAATAGCTGGTGGTGTCATTCCAGGCTCTCAAGTCATTGCACCAGGCGTTAGTTATTCTCCTGAACAAGCTGGTGGTTATACACAAAAAGATTTAGATATGATAGCAGCAGGCCCAGCTCCTGTTATGCCAGTAGCCCCTACAACTGGTGAGGTTGCAACCATAGAAGATCAAATGCCTTATGCACCACCTGGTGTACAAGAGCCAACTAGATTTATGCCTTTTCTACAAAATTTAGATTTTAGTGGTTTGCCTAGGTATGAAGATATTAGAGATATAAGAGGCGTTGAAGATATCAGACCTTCATTGTTTGATATAGATGTACAAGAAATACTTAAGGATGTGGATACTCTTAAAAACATTGATACAGAAAAATTTGAAGACATTGATTTTAGTGGCATTAATATTCCATCTGTAGCACCAGTAATGCCAACAGCCCCAGCAATACAGCAACCTATCACTCCTGCTGTTCAAGAGCCAACAATTCCAGTTATGCCTGAAGTGCCTGTCATGCCTAGAGTACCAGTTATGCCTGAAATTCCAGTAATGCCACAAGCCCCAATTTTTAAAGAACCAATACCATTCGTTCCAGAAATACCAAACATACCAATGAACTTTACTGCATTACCTAAAGTGCCAGTCATACCAAATATTCCAACTATGCCACAACCGATAGTGCCACAACCGATACCAAGAGCATCAACTCCATTGATTCCATCTTTTGTGCAACCAAACATTGAAGAGATAGTTAGACCTATTGCTGTTGGTAAACAAGGTCTACCGCAATATGGTTTATTTAATTTAGTATAAATGTCAGTCACACACGAAGAAGTAGTTAAAGCAGCAGAAGCCGAAAGAATTTTAAATTCTGATGTCTTTAAAGAAGCTATTGAAAACTTAACAAAAGAATATACAGCCCATTGGCTAAATACTCGTAAAATTGAAGATGTTGCAATTAGAGAAGATTTGCATAGAGTTTTATTACTTCTCCCCGAAGTAGAAAGACATTTACGCATCATGGCTGAGAAAGGCAAACTCACAAAAGCCAACATAAACAAAATTCGTAACATAGCTTAAAACTTTCCCTTTTACACATTCTTGATATAAAATATCCCTAAATACAATATAGGAGTATTTATATGAGCAATAACGGAAAACCGACTGCTTTACAAACCGAAGGTCAAAAGGCAACCTCGGCGTTTGAAAGTTTCTTAGCCCCTGAAGAGGATACGCAAGAAGAAGCAGTCATAGAGGAAGCTGAAAGCATTGAACCTGAGATCGATGAATTTGAAGAGCAAGATGATTTAGGTACTGAAGAACTTGTTGAAGAAGAAGATCTCGAATTTGATGATGAAGAAGATGGTGAAGAAGAAACGGAAGTTGAAGAGGTAGAAGAGCAACCCGTCTACAGAGTCACAGTTGATGGCGAAGAGATAGAGGTCACGCAGGACGAACTCCTTAATGGTTATTCACGCCAACAAGATTATACGAGGAAGACACAGGAACTTGCCAATCAAAGAAAAACGATTGAGCAACAAGCCCAAGAACTTGCTCAAAGAGATGCGATTTACGCACAGTTGTTACCGAAGATGGAAGCCCAATTACAGGGCGAATTGGTAAACGAACCAGATTGGGATAGTTTATACAATGATGATCCGATAGCATTTGTACGCGAAAAACAAATCTGGGATGAAAAGAAAGAAAAGTTAAAAGCTGCACAAGCTGAACAGCAAAGACTCCAACAGGAATCATATGCTCAACAGCAACAACTAATTGCACAACAAGTGCAAGAAGGCCAGCAAAAACTTCTTGAAATCATACCAGAATGGAAAAATGCAGAAGTTGCCTCGAAAGAGAAACTAGCAATTCGCGACTATGGTATTAATGTCTTGGGATATTCACCTCAAGAAATGGATGCAATTTATGACTATCGTGCTTTGCTTGGTTTAAGAAACGCTTGGTTAAACTCTAAAACAGTTGAAGCCACGAAGAAAAAACCAACACAGAAAGCACCTGCAAGAGTAGCCCGACCTGGAACAACTACCAGAAAGAAATCGGTAGCACCTGTGAAAAGAGCAAAACAGGTTTTAGCTAAATCTGGAAAAGTCCAAGATGCAGCTAAAGTTTTTGAACAATTTTTAAAATAATTTTATAGGTAAATATAATGGCTAAAGTAACAAACGCATTTGATACATATAGCGCGACTTCAGACAGAGAAGATTTAAGTAATATCATTTACAACATCTCTCCAATGCAAACTCCGTTTATGTCATCAATTGGAAAAAGAAGTATTAACAATGTTGTCTTTGATTGGCAAACAGAAGTATTAGCAACTCCAGATTCTTCAGGAGAGCTAGAGGGTTTTGAACTTTCAAGGTCTGCTTCAGTTGCAACAACCAGAGTTAGCAATGTTGCTATGATCTCAAAAAGAGATGCAACTGTATCAGGCTCACAAGAGTCTTCAGACCCTGCTGGTAAGAGATCAGAAATGGCTCACCAACTAGCTATCATGTCTAAAGCTCTGAAGAGAGATATGGAAGAAGCTCTTTGTCAAAATGGCGACAAAACAACTGGCGACGCTTCAACTGCTCGTGTAACTGGTGGTTTCGAGTCTTGGATTACATCTAACGATTCAAGAGGAACTGGCGGTGCATCAACAGGTGGCGGAGCTGCTCCAACTGACGGAACTCAAAGAGATCTTTCTGAAGATCTTCTTAAAGATGTTCTACAACTTTGCTTTGAAAATGGTGGTGAACCATCATTAGCTATTTGTGGCCCACATAACAAACAAGTTATCTCTGGTTTCACAGGTAGAACTCAAGCAAGACAAATGATCGATGCAAACACAGTTGAAGCATCAGTATCTATCTACTCATCTGACTTTGGTGAACTGAAAATCGTTCCATCAAACAGATCAAGAGAAAGATCTTTACTGTTGGTTGATCCTGAGTATGCAAAAGTATCTTACTTGCGTGATTTCAAAACAGTTGACATTGCTACAATAGGCGATGCAATGACAAAAATGATCGTGGTTGAGTATGGATTGGAAGTATCCAACGAAGCTGCTCATGGTATCGTTGCTGACCTTAATGTAAGTTAAGTTCTCGGTTAAGAACCTTAAGGGGATGTTTCGGCATCCCTTTTTTTTGTGTTAAAATTCTTGCATGGCTAAAAGAACTGTTATAGATCATAAGACTGGTTTTACTAACGAGTTTATTACTGAGGGTGGTAAAGATATATTTCATACTACCCAAGATGTAAGCCCAGTAATCGAGCATTGTAAAAACATTGCAGAGAATGTTAAGCCAGGTAAAGATCTTCGCCATGTGGCAGAAGTGCCATTGGTTGTATATCAAAGAGCTTGTCGAGAAGGATGGGCAAATGATATGAGTGCATGGAGAAGATGGTTAAACAAATCAGACAATAAAGTCTTTAGGACATGGCAGGGTAAACTATGACATACGCAGAATTAAAATCTAATATCGCAAGTTACTTAAATCGTTCAGATTTAACAGATGTAATTGATTCATTTATAGATAGCACAGAATCAGAATTTAACCGCAGATTAAGAGTTAAAGGCATGATTAAAAGAGCCACTGCAACTCTTACAGGTCAATATCTTGCAGTACCAACTGATTGGTTAGAAGCCATAAACTTACAAATTGATAGCGGTGATTTTTCACCATTGTTTCAACAATCCATTGAATCCATGGATGTTTATAGAAAGTCTAATGACAATGTAACAGGGCAACCAATTTATTTTGCATTGGTAGATGATTCAATTGAATTTGCACCTACCCCAGACGGAAGTTATACAGTACAATTAACCTACTACGGAAAGATAGATGCGTTAAGCGATTCTAATACGAGCAACTTTTTATCCACAGGATATCCAGATGCTTACCTTTATGGATCATTAAAACACGCTTCTATCTATTTAATGGAAGATGAACGAGTGCCACTATTTACAGCACAGTTCGAGAAAGCTCTAGAAGAAATGAGACTAGAGCAAGAAAAAGCTGAGTTCTCTAAAGGTTCTCTTATGCAAAGAAGAAGAACTTACGGAAAACGCAGTAAAGATATTTATTATTTTGGTAATAACTAGGAGTATAAAAAATGGCTGGATTTAGTGATTATTTAGAAGACAAGGTACTTGACCATGTATTTGGCGGTACTGCTTATACAGCACCAACAACACATTATGTTGCTTTGTATACAGTAGCACCTGATGATACTGGCGGTGGTACTGAAGTAACAGGTGGAGATTATGCAAGACAAACCTCTACTTTTACTGTCTCAGGCACATCCCCTACAACAGCGACAAACGCAGCAGCAGTTGAATACCCAACAGCTACAGCCGATTATGGAACTGTAGTTGCAGTAGGTATTTTAGATGCATTAACTAGCGGCAACTTACTTGCCTACGCAAACTTAGATACATCTAAGGTTGTAACAAGCGGTGATGTATTTAGATTTGATGCTGGTGATTTAGACATCACATTAGCTTAATACCATGGCCTCAGTAGGCTATGGCTCATATAACTACGGAATTGCTGCTTATGGCACTCCGCAGTACCAAGAAGCATCCGCAACAATAGCACAGACATCAGGTGCGTCTGCGATAGGCAGACAGCTTGATCGTGGTGTTGCAACCATTGCTCAGACATCTGGTATGTCTGCGGTTGGTACTCAAGTAGATCGTGGCTCTGCAACCCTAGCACAAACCAGTAGCATGACCAGTGTGGGCCATAGAGTTCATCTTGGTTCAAGCACCATAGCACAAACCTCTGGCATGAGTGCTGTAGGTAAACAAATCGATAGAGGTTCGGCAACCATTGCACAAACCTCATCCATGAATGGTGCAGGTCGATACACCATAGCAGCACACGCAACTGGTGCAGAGACATCAGACTTTACAGCTATTGGTAGACAAATCGATAGAGGTAAAGTAACAGGCGGTCTTCCTGGTCAAGAATTAAGTGGATTTTCAGCAAGTGGTGGTCTAAAATGGGAAGTGATACAGAATCCTGACACGACCTGGACTCAATTAACAAAAGAACAAGCGGCATAACAATATGGCAGATACATTTACAACGAATTTAAATTTAACAAAACCCGAAGTCGGTGCATCTACTGATACCTGGGGCGGAAAATTAAACACCGACCTCGATACTTTGGATGGTCTTTTTGCAGATGCAGGAAACGGAACAAGTGTGGGCCTCAATGTTGGCTCTGGTAAAACTTTAACAGTTGGTGGTACCTTAACTTCAACTGGATCAGCAAGTTTTACAACCATTGATGTTAATGGTGGTGCAATTGATGGTACACCAATTGGTGGATCTTCAGCATCAACTGGAGTATTTACAGTAGCAACTGCATCAACTTCAGCAAAAATTACACAAGTTGCAATCACCTCAAGCTCTAATGCAGTAGCTTGGGATGCAGCAGCAGCAGCAAATGCTTATCATGCAACCACAGAAAATACGACTTTCTCAGCACCAACCAATGCTGTAGAAGGTGCAATCATTTCTGTGGAAATAGCACAAGGTGCTACACCTTACACAGTAGCTTGGAACACAGTCTTTGAATTTGCAGCATCAACTGCACCCACTGTAACAGCCGCAGCTAACAAAACTGACATCTTTAGCTTTAGATACAACGGATCAGTGTGGCAAGAAATCGGTAGAGTTCAAAACCTAGCACAAACCTAATATGGAAACGCTACAGCGTACAGCAAACAGAGGAAGCATATCTACTGGGTATGATATTGAAAACTCTTTGAAGTTAGAAGCTGATAATAGTGAATATATGAAAAGAGTTATGACCGCTACTGGTAATAGAAAAACTTTTACTATTAGTGTTTGGTTGAAAAGAACAGAATTACAGGCTGGAGCAGCAGACGGATTTGGGCATACATTTTTTTTAGGTGGTAATGGGGGAACTGGAACTGCTGTTCATTTAAGATTTAAAACAGGGACACCAAACTCTGATGCTCTGTTATTTAAAATTAATACAGGCACAGACAATGTTACTAATAGAGTTTTTAGAGACACTAGTGCTTGGTATCATATTGTACTAGCAGTAGATACAACCCAAGCAACAGCTTCTAATAGATTAAAACTGTATGTTAATGGTGTGCAAGAAACATCCTTTGCTACAATTAATTACCCAACTCAAAATTCTGATACTCAAAATAATTTTTCTCAATCAGCAACTTATGGTCAAGAAATAGGAGCTTATGAGTCAGCAGGAACTTATTATGGAAAATTTTGCGGTTATTTAGCTGAATATAATCATATTGATGGTCAAGCACTAGCACCTACAGAATTTGGTGAGTTTGATGAAGATACAGGTATTTGGAAACCTAAGGCTTACGAAGGTACTTATGGCACTAATGGTTGGTATTTAGACTTTGTAGATGCTGCAAACTTAGGTGATGACTCAAGCGGTAATAGTAATAACTTTACTTTAACAAACATCACATCCGCAGACCAAGCAACTGACACACCTACTAATAATTTTTGTACATTTAATCCTTTAATGACACAAAATAATCCACCTACCATAAGTGAAGGTGCTATGAAATCCACAGGTGGTGGCGGTACTTGGAATCAGACTTGGGGAAATATAGGTGTTAAAAATGGTAAATGGTATTACGAATTTAAGGTAGCTAATTCTGCTTCTACAGGATATTTTGGTGCATCTACTACACCAGCAGAAGGTAGTTCAACAACAGCAGCTTCTGTTATGTACAACACTAGCTTTGTGGTTGGTGGTGCAGCAAGGATTGATTATTACTATTGGCAAAATGGCTCACAAGTATCAAACGAATCTACAGGGTGGGGAACTATCTCTACTAATGATGTAATAGGTATAGCTTTAGATTTAGATTCTGCCACTAAAACATTTACAGTTTATAAAAATGGTACTGCTCTAAGCGGAACTTTAAGCCAACCAGTTGACTTACCAACAAATATGCAAGATGAATTTATTTTTCCTTTGTATGTGCAATATGAAAATAGACAAGATGAAGCAAACTTTGGTGGTTATACAACTTCAACAATCTCAAGTGCAGCAAGTGACGAAAATGGCTACGGAACTTTTGAATACGCACCACCATCAGGCTACTACGCAATTTGCTCGAAGAATCTTTCAGAATTTGGATAATTAATTATGGCTTATACAAATATAGACGACCCATCTGCATATTTTCAGACTGCTTTATATACTGGTAATGGTAACACTCAATCTATTACTAATGATGGTAATAGCGATTTACAGCCTGATTGGGTGTGGATAAAACAAAGAAGTGGTACTAGAGGACATGGAGTATATGACAGTAGCAGAGGTGTGCAAAAAAGACTAGCTACAGAAAGTAGTGCTGTTGAAGCAACTTCTACAGTACAACTATCCGCTTTTAACGCTGATGGCTTTGAAATTGGTAGTGGGAATGTTTGTAATGAAAATGCTCAAACTTATGCAGCTTGGCAATGGAAAGCCAATGGTGGTACGACCTCAAGCAATACGGATGGAAATATAACTAGTACTGTACAGAGCAACCAAGATGCAGGATTTAGCATTGTTACTTACACAGGAAATGGCTCTAACAATCAAACAATAGGACATGGACTAGGAGTTCAACCTAGTTGGTGGATTGTAAAAAGAAGAGATAGTGCGGATGGTTGGTGGTTTGGTGCTAGTAGTATTTTGGGTGGAACAAGTAATTATCTAAAATTAAATTCTACCGCAGCAAATGCGGAGATTAACAACATTTGGGGAGATTCACCAACAAGTTCAACATTATTTAGAGTTTCTAATAATGCAGGTCTTAACGCTAGTAGTGGAACATATGTAGCTTATCTTTTTGCTTCCAAACAAGGCTACAGCAAGTTTGGCAAGTATGTCGGTAATGGAAATGACAATGGTCCGTTTGTTTATACAGGCTTTAAACCTGCTTTTGTGATGTTAAAGAGAACTAATACTACGAGTAATTGGATAATTATGGATAGCAAAAGAAATACTTTTA